GTCAAGCCCTGTGGTGGACTGTGGTGTCTTATGAGGCTACTTAACAAACACACCCCTCCCTAGAAATTTATGGTGCAATGCAATAAATAATTGTGCAGTGCAGCAAATGGTGCAGTGCAACATAGTTATCCACAGGTAATATATTGCTTGTGGATATCTTGTGGATAAGTATTGTGCAGTGCAACATAAGCTACGATTTGTGCAGTGCAACATAGCCTGGGGGGAGGGTCTATGCTGATTGCTAAAGTTTTAATATCACCCTAATAGACACAAAATAAGGTGAAAATAGACCTCCAAAGCCTTAAAAGACTTGCAAATATAAAAGAAATATGTTATAATCCTGACATTTAGAGCTAAAAAGTCCGTTTAGAGCTATTTAATGTACCCTACATAAAAATAGTTCTTGACAAAAGAGTGAAAATGTGCTATAATCACTCTCCATTATGTAGACTAAGATGAAACGATGAATGATAATCCTTCATTACCCGTCTTAAATTACATAGATCTATTTAGTTCTAATAAAGGATAAACATTTGTCTGTCAAAGATAATGTCCCTAAGAAAAGAGGGCGTGGTAGACCCAGAAAATCTGAGGTTGAAGCCAAAAAGAATAGAGGTGTTGTCGGAAGACCACCAGGAGAAGCAGCAAGAATAAAAGAATTCTACGCTAGGTTACTGACTACCAGTGGGGAAACAGTGATAAATACTGTCCTCAAGAAAGCGTTGGATGATACAGATAAAGACCAGATAGCTTGTCTTAAGATGTGTATGGACCGAATGTTACCAGTCTCATACTTTGAAAAGGACAAAGATGCTAGAAAGGGTAATGTATCTATTCAAATTTCAATGGTTGGTGATGCCAAAGCAATTGTGGAGCAAAGAGAGGAAGAAGAACAAGATATACATGATGTTGAATTCGAGACAATAGATGTCAGATCTGAAGATTAGGTTGCTACCCTGGCAACAGGAGGTCTGGACTGACGAGGCTAGATTCAAGGTCATAGCTGCAGGACGTAGGACAGGTAAGAGTAGGTTAGCTGCGTGGAAGTTGATTGTCTCTGCCTTGCAAACTGAGAAGGGTCATGTGTGGTATGTAGCCCCAACTCAGGCACAGGCTAGGGATATTATGTGGCAACAGTTGCTGGAGTTAGGTCATTCAGTAATATCTGGGTCACATATCAACAATATGCAGATCACGCTGATAAATGGTTCTGTCATATCACTAAAGGGTGCTGATAGACCAGAGACCATGCGTGGTGTAGCGTTAAAGTTTTTGGTACTAGACGAGTATGCTGACATCAAACCTCACATATTCGAGCAGATCCTGAGACCTGCGTTAGCTGACTTAAAAGGTCATGCCATATTTATTGGTACGCCTAAGGGACGTAATCATTTTTATGATATCTACAAGCTAGGTAATAGCAAAAGACCAGAAGCAAAAGATTGGAAGAGTTGGCATTTTACTTCATTTGATAATCCTCTGTTAGATAAGGAGGAGATTGAAGTAGCAAAGAACACCATGTCTACATTTGCGTTTAGGCAGGAGTTCATGGCTAGTTTTGAAGCACCCCAGTCAGACATATTTAAGGAAGACTGGGTACTGATTAGAGATAAAAACGAAGAACCTGAGCATGGAACGTACTATATGGGCGTTGACCTTGCAGGTTTTGAGAATGTCTCTGCTCAAGCGAGTAATAAAAAGAAGTATTTAGACCAAACGTCTTTAGCCATTGTTAAAGTAGGTGATGATAACAAGTGGTGGGTCGATAAGGTTGATGCTGGAAGGTGGGATATCAAGGAAGTATGCGAGAGAATCCTAAATCATGTCCAATTATACGACATACAGGTAATTGGAATAGAAAAAGGTTCTTTGATGAGAGCAGTGCTTCCGTATCTCACAGAGATGATGCTAAAACGAAATGTGTATCCTCGGATCGAAGAGATACGCATAGGCAACAAGAGCAAGGTTGATAGAATTGTTGGTGCGCTACAGGGTAGGTTTGAACATAAACAGATAGAACTCTGTGATGGTGACTGGGTTCCTATGTTCAAAGATGAGTTATTAAACTTTCCTACTACTGGGGTGCATGACGATATGATCGATTCACTTAGCTTAGTGGCACACATTGCTAATGCAGCAGTGTACTTTGATGATTATGATGACGATTACGAACCCTTAGACATTATATCAGGATATTAAACATGGCTGAAGAATATAAAGAAGACGTATTTAACTCAGAAGAAGACTATCAGGCTCAAAATGAAAAAGATCTGGTATCTTTCGTAGTTGACCACTGTGACAAGTGGAGAGACTGGAGAGATACTAATTATCAAACTAAATGGGATGAATATGAAAGGATATATTATGGTGTATGGGCTGCAGAAGATCGTACAAGGGATAGTGAGCGTAGTAAAATCATTAGTCCTGCTACTCGTCAAGCTGTTGACAACCGTGTCGCAGAAACTATGGAAGGCTTTGCAGGATCTGGTAAACTCTTTGAAATAAGTGATGATTCACTAGATCAAGATTCTGTTGATATAGAGGTAATGCAAGGATTATTGATAGAGGATACTCATAATAATGCTTATCTAAACAATGTGTCCTCTATTGTTAAACTTGCAGAGATATATGGTACTGGCGTAGGTGAGATTTTAGTCAAAACTGAACTTGATAGAGTACCTACCACTCAGAATATGCCTGAAAAGGGCATAGCAGAGGTAGGAGTGACAGAAAGAGAGAAAGTTTCTGTCAAAATCAAGCCAATTAACCCTAGAAACCTATTGGTTGACCCAAATGCTGATTCTGTAGATGAATCACTAGGTGTAGGTGTTGAAGAATACGTCAGTTACCACCAAATCATCAGAGGTATTGCCTCTGGTGTGTATCGTGATGTAGATGTGTCACCTCAGTTTGATGATGAAGACCTAGAGTCTTCACAAATTGAGTCATCACACTATCAAGACGATAAGGTTAAAGTTATTCGATACTACGGGCTAGTTCCTAGAGAACTCTTAGAGGGATCTGGGGAAGTAGAACAGAGGGCAGAAGAACTCTTCCCAGATGATGAGGAGAAATCAAACTTAGCTGACCTTGTAGAAGCAGTTATTGTCATCGCTAATGATGGCATACTGCTCAAGGCAGAGCGTTCTCCGTACATGATGGAAGACAGACCTATCGTCATATATCGACCAGAGGTGCGCCCAGGGAGGTTCTACGGAGTCGGTACTGTAGAGAAGGCTTACAATATGCAAAAAGCTATTGATGCCCAACTACGAAGCCATATGGACTCCCTAGCCCTAACCACTGCACCTATGATGGGTATAGATGCGACAAGATTGCCAAGAGGTATGAAGTTTGAAGTCAAACCTGGTAAAAACATACTGACTAATGGAAACCCTGCTGAAATCCTGCAACCGTTTAAGTTTGGATCTACAGATGCTTCAAACTATGAAACAGCCAAAGGTTTTGAAGCAATGCTGCTGCAAGCTACAGGCACACTAGACTCGGCAGAGTTGGTCAAGAGTGCAGCATCTACAGCAGGACAGAACAATGGTATGGGTATGTCACTAGCCATGTCTGCTATCGTCAAAAAGAACAAGGTGGCGATGGCATCGTTTCAGGATGACTTCATTATTCCTATGGTGAAGAAAGTTGCATACCGATATATGCAATTTGATCCAGAGCGATATCCAATGAAAGACTTTAAGTTTACTACTATGTCTTCTATTGGTGCTATAGCTAGAGAACATGAACAACAACAGTTGATTGGATTACTACAGACACTTGGACCTAACTCTCCAATTGTCCCTCTAATCCTGAAGAGCATTGTAGCTACTTCTGGATTGTTGAACAAAGAACAGTTAATACTTCAGTTAGATCAGATGTCTCAGCCTAATCCTGAAGCTCAACAGATGCAGATGCAAGCTCAACAGGCTCAGATGCAGTTCCTTGCTGCTCAAACAGCAGAACTTAACGCTAGAGCGCAAGAATCACTGGCTGATGCTCAAGAAGCACAAGCTAGAGCGCAGAAGTTGATGGTTGAAGCATCCTTAATGGAAGACAAGGTTAAGACTGACATGATTAGGAATCTGTCAGCTAACATTAAGGATGAAGATTCTAATGAGTTTGCTAAGAGAGCTAAGATTGCTGACATCCTCTTGAAAGAAAAAGACATAGAGTCTAAAGAGAGGATTGTTGACAAGCAGATGGTAGAAAAAAGAAGAATGACGCAATAAAATACTTGACAAACAAGTAATTTTATGGTATAATGCACTATTCTAACTTGATAGAGGACTCCATTTTGGATAAAGAACTCCAAGAGTATTATGAAGCAAGATTTGACATGATGTCAACTAAAGGATGGAAAGATTTAATAGTTGACATTGAAAAAATGATTGAAGAAAGAAATAACCTACTGGCTACTAAGAGTTTAGAAGAGCTAAACCTTAGGAAAGGTCAGTTAGATGTCCTTCATTGGGTCAGAACTCTAAAACAACTGTCTGAGGAGAGTTGGGAGCAACTGAACAATGAGCAAAAGGATATTTGAGTTTAGGTGTGGCGAAGGTCACACTATAGAAAAGTATATTGATGAAGAGGTAAACGCTGTAGAGTGTCCTTTTTGTCAATGTATGTCTCTGAGGATTATCTCAGCACCACGCATTGCGCTAGAGGGAGTCACTGGTGACTTTCCAACGGCTGCAGATGCTTGGGCTAGGAAACACGAAGAGGCAACAAGAATCGCTGAAAAACGCAGAACAGGCTGAAGCGTCCAGTGATATTTTTTATTCCTACAATCACATAGTGACAGGAGCGTTATGGCTAAATTTGAGGATCCGTTACAACAAGATTTAGATTTTACACCAGATGAAGTAGGAGAAGATGAAAATCCTACTGAAGAGCAAGAGGTAGAAGCACAGGCTCCCGAAGAGGAAAAACCTGTTCAAGAAGAACCTAATATACCAGATAAGTATCGTGGTAAGTCCATTGAGGATGTTATCAAGATGCACCAAGAGCTAGAAAAGCTCAATGGTAGACAGGCTCAAGAAGTTGGTGAACATCGAAAGTTTTTCGATGAAATGATGAAACGGGAACTTCTCAAAAGTAAAGCGGAAAGACAGCCTATTCAAGAAGAAGTTGAAGACCCTGATGACAAGTTCTTTAGGAGTCCAACAAAATCAATAGATGAATATATTTCTAATCATCCAACGATTAAGCAAGCACAAGAACAAGCCCTCTTATTGAAGGCTCAAACGATTCAACAACAGTTACAACAACAGCATCCTGACTATGTGCAAGTAGTACAAAACCCAGAGTTTCAACAATGGGTTAATGCTTCATCTGTTAGGCAAAGACTTTATAAAGAGGCAGATGATGGTTATGATATAGACGCTGCTTCTGAATTGATTAGTACCTGGAAAAGTCTTTCAGGAACTAAACAATCAGCACAGCCATCTATAACACCTGACTCACAACAAGCCAGAACTAAATCTTTGAAAGCTGCTGCGGTTGATACTGGTGCTTCTAGTGTTGGCTCTAAGAAAAGATACAGTCGTCAAGCACTTCAGGATCTTCTTAGAACAAACCCTGAAAAATACTATGCTAACGCAGACGAGATCCTACTAGCTTATGATGAGGGTCGAGTCTATTAACCGAAAGGAATAGAAATGGCACTTGGTACTAATCACGTCACCAAGACTACTGCGGATAAATTTATCCCAGAAATCTGGAGTGACGAAATCGTTGCAGCTTACAAGCAAAATCTTGTTGCTGCTAATCTGTTCTCTAAAATGTCTTTCAAAGGTAAGAAAGGCGATACGCTTCACATTCCGAAGCCTACTCGTGGTTCTGCTTCTGCAAAGGCTGCTTCTACTCAGGTAACGCTTATTGCTGCAACTGAGTCAGAAGTTCAAGTTCTTATCAACAAGCACTACGAGTATTCACGTTTGATCGAGGATATCGTAGAGACTCAAGCACTTAGCTCTCTCAGACGATTCTACACAGATGACGCTGGTTACGCTCTTGCTAAACAAGTTGATACAGACCTTATCCAGCTTGGTCGTGGTGTTAATGGTGCTACTGTTGGTACTAATGACTACGCTACTGCTGCTGCTTCAACCAACGCTTGGATCGGTTCAACTGGTGCAACGGCATACAACTCTTCATCTTCAAACGCTGCTGCGCTTGGTGATGCTGGTATCCGTCGTTCAATCCAGAGACTTGATGACAATGACGTTCCAATGACGGATCGTTTCCTTGTTATCCCACCTAATGTTCGCAACACTTTGATGGGTCTTAACAGATTCACAGAGCAGGCTTACACTGGTGAGGCAGCTGGTGGAAACGTTATCCGCAATGGTCAAGTTGGTGACGTATACGGTGTTAAGGTATATGTAACTACCAATGCTGATACTGGTGCTGGTAACTCAGGAACTGACCGTATCTGCTTGCTTGCTCATAAAGACGCTTTTGTTCTTGCTGAGCAAATGGGTGTACGTTCTCAGTCACAGTACAAGCAAGAGTACCTCGGAACTCTCTTCACCTCAGATATGCTCTATGGTGTTGCTGAGCTTCGTGATAGCTCTGCTGTTGCTCTAGCTGTTCCAGCCTAACTCTAGGCTATTGTAATACCTCCCCAGGCTTAACGGTCTGGGGAGTTTCTTAGGAGAACTCAATGTGGTCTAAACCTCAATATACGGAAGTAAGATTTGGTTTTGAAGTAACAAT